CGTCGTTGTTCTCTGCTATTGAGAAAACAAAATGAGAAAAGAAATCATGGAAGATTCGGATGACCATCCGATGCATCTGGTCGAGGAGTTCATGCTTACATTCGGACAAGCCGTTCCCGGCTTGCCAAAGATGCCATTACCGGAGGTAAAAAACTTTCGGTTACATCTGATCGATGAGGAAGCCGATGAACTGGCTGATTCAGACAACCTAGTCGATTATCTAGACGCCATTGGCGACCTTCTCTACGTCGTCTACGGTGCCGCCCTTGCGGCTGGATTCACTGAAAGGCAGGTCGATTCCGCTTTCCGAGAGATCCACCGGAGCAACATGAGCAAACTCTGGAGCGAGGACGAACTCAGCCAGCTTCCGAGCGATGCCAAGGCTGTCCTCTCAGTTCCCGGCAAGTGGATCGTCCGCCGCAACGACGGCAAGATCATCAAGTCGCCGTCTTACTCACCGGCAAACCTTAAGCCGATCATCGAATGAAAACCATCGTCGCTTGTGACCCAGGGGTGAATGGCGGATTCGCGATCAAGACACCCGACGGAATCATCCTCCTGCCGATGCCCGAATCCGTACCGGACATGGCCCAGTTGATCAGCGGATTCAAGGTGGCCGAATCCCATTTCTGGATCGAGAAACTGCCCAAGTTCGTGTCGAGCCTGACACCGGCAGCAACGATGGCCACGCTCCACGAAAACTACGGCATCTGCCAAGGACTGGCCTACGCATACGGTTACGCTCTACATCGAGTCGAACCCAAGATATGGCAGGAACCACTCGGACTCGGCGGCAAGAAGTCCTGTGCGACCGGACCCGAGTGGAAGCGAAAGCTCAAATCCAAAGCTCAGGAACTGTATCCGAGCCAAGATGTAACGCTAAAGAACTGCGATGCGTTGCTCATTCTTCACTACGCATTGGGCGGAGGTCGTTGACAAATGATAATAGGATGCGGCACTTTTCATACTGCCGCACATGAATATCATCAAGGCGCGGAAACGGGTGATGGCAATAGGCTGCACACACGGTAATCGCGCCAACAAAAACGCCCTAGCTGCCGCACTCCTGTTCCGTGAAGTCTATCGTCCTGACGAAGTTATTCATCTGGGTGATGCTTACGATCTGGCAAGCCTTCGGGCAGGATCGTTGGCCAATCCATCAGATAGCGATGCCGCTGACGATTATCTGGATGACATCGAGTGCGGAGCTAGTTTTCTTAACGATCTACGTCCTACTGTTTTCACGCTCGGCAACCACGATCAACGCGCACAGAAGTATCTGAGGCATCACAACACGGTCGTTCGCGGATTTGCAGAAGCGGTCTGGGAACGAATGATCAAGCCGATAGAGAAACACTGCCACACCTTCATCAAACACAACGATGTCTTTCAAAGAAGTTTCTATCACCTGGGTGGATTCAAATGGGGACACGGCGTTCTGTTTGGCGAGAATTTCCTGCGGGATAGTGCAGAGACTTGGGGAAACTGCGTCGTGGCACACGCGCATCGTGCTGGAGTTGCACCCGGACGAAACTCCCTACATTCGATTGCATACAGCCCAGGCACCCTGAGCGATATGCCATGCATGGAATACGCGCACAAACGCAGATCCACCTTGGCTTGGTCCCACGGAATAGTTTACGGCGAATACGATGACGACAGCGCAAACCTGAACGTACACATATGGAATCAGAACGAGACGAAATGGAATCTGCCGAGCTTCTAAAAAGGCTCAGAGACGCGATTGCCTGCCAACCTGAGCCTGTTCCAGGAGGATTCAAAACCTCCGCTCAGTGGGCAAAAAAGTGGGGCATGACGACGAACGGAGCCGGGATCATCCTTCAGAGAAGCGTCAAAGCCGGTGCCATGGAGATGAAGAAGTTTCGAGTCCCAACCGAAGGACGCGGCAACTACCCGACCCCGCACTACCGCGAGATCAAGACTTCAAAACGCGGCGATACCCGCACTTCCAAACCTGCTTAGTCAGGATATTAGAAACCCTGATAACTTCTTCCTCGACCAGATCCGGTTTGGCGAGGTGAAGCACTTCGTGAATCAATGTGTCCAACCGCTCGCGTTCGTTCTGTCGAGGGTCGATTTCGACGATGTTCTCGCCATGGAAGCACTGGCCAAGGGCGCGTTCGCGACCAAGTTTTTTTTCCACAACCCTGATACGCATAAAAACATGAGAATGAATCGAAGAGACGAGATCAAGTCGATAGCCATCGCCGCTTTCGCCATGGGTCTCATTGTTGCAACAGCCTGGTTCCTACTGTTTGTACTATGAATACAACCATCCGAATCGCAGAAGCAGACGAGTCATCCACCAAGTTCAACTTCGAGGACTTCAACCGCGCTTACCGGCGATGGTTGATCCGTCGAGGATTCAACGACGAGATCGAGCGCATGGACCGTTTCAAGGGCATCGCAAAGCGGTCGCGTGACAAGAAGAAAGCCGCCAAATGAACTCATCGACAATCACCCGCGAACAACTCTTGAAAGAGGCTCCAAGACTTGTGGAGTATGCGATTATGCGGGGATGGATGTCCTATCCGAAGAAGGTCAAACAACCCAGCCCTTGGAACGATTTAACCGATGAAGAAGACATTCAAGAACTCCGTAAAACCCTCACTCAAGGTCCAGGTGATCGATGAAGACGCCGAAATCCGAATCGGCGAGATGAAGGTGCCAGCCGTGGCCTACGTTCGCGAAGGCCGCAACAAGGTGAGCATCCGCACCAAGGAGGAGTTCAAGGCGAAGTTCGTCAGGGATGAACCGGAATCCTGACACCTACATCGACGCTCAGGCAAAGCTCTTTGAACATTTCGACCAAAGGCGAATCAGAATTCAATTCTGGTCGAAGTATCTGATCACACCCAAAGAGCTTGCCCTGCTGTTCAAGCGGAACCGCGAGCATCGTCAGTTCATACAGGAAATAGCGTCATCGGACCTAGGTGAGGCGGGACGCAAAGCGCGTACATATCTTGGAATCACATGAATACAATCGAACGGGCGCGGGCATGGCTTGCCAGCGTTCCAGGAGCAGTCTCCGGCCAGAACGGCCATTCCCAAACATTCACCGCAGCCACAGGTCTCATCCACGGGTTTGAACTGACCGCTGGCGACGCTCTCGCGTTGCTATCGGAATGGAACCTCAAATGTAGCCCGAAATGGAGCGAGGCGGAGCTTCGGCACAAGATCAATCAGGCCGAGAAAACTCCGCACACAAATCCTAAGGGCTACCTCAAGAACACCCGATCCACCGGCAATCCGGTCTCGATGACGGGCAAGTTCGTTGTCCGCAAGATCCTTGCATTACCGGAACAGACTTCCCGATTTACAACCGAGGACTTCCTCAGAGCCTGCTTCGATCCAGACGAAACCGTCTGCATCTGCAACGAGATCATCACGGACGACGAAGGCCGCTCCAGACCCGCTTCCAAGGGGACATACCTCAAGAGGGACGAATGGATCAAATCGCACTTTACCGCGCCCATATCGTCAATGTGGACCGGCAAAGAGGCCCGTGGCGCGTATGTCAGGATCAATCCATGCAGCGACCAGACCGGAACCGATTCCGGCGTCTCAACCTTCCGCCATGTCCTGGTCGAGATGGATGAGAAGTCGAAGGACGAACAATGGACGATCCTGAAGGAATCGAACCTTCCATTCTCGGTCATCATCGATTCGGGCGGCAAGAGTCTGCATGGCTGGGTACGGGTCGATGCGTCCAACCGCGAGGAATGGGAGCAGCGAAGGAACGTGGTCTACCAACACCTAGATCACCTAGGGGTGGATCCAAAGAACAAGAATGCCAGTCGCTTTAGCCGGTTGCCTGGCGTGATGCGGAACGGTGTCGAGCAGAAGCTCTTGGCCCTCAATCAGGGTGCGCCGTGTTGGGATGATTTCATCGATCACTTGGAGTCGGCCAACCTGCCGAGCAAGTTCGATCTAGTTGACATCATCACCTACGACAAGGAGAACGATCCTGACAACCTGATCGGAGACCGCTGGTTGCGCCGGGGAACCAGCCTTCTCTTTGTGGGACAAAGTGGATGCGGCAAATCGTCCTTGGTGATGTCGCAAGCTATTCATTGGGCGCATGGATTGTCATGGTTCGGGATATCCCCGATCCGACCGCTGAAGGTGATGGTGATCCAAGCCGAGAACGACATCGCGGATATGCACGATTCGCTGATCGGTGCGGCGAAGGGCGTTTTCTCGGATTACTGGGAATCGAAGATCCGAGAATCTGGAATCGAGTTCTACCGTGAGACAGTTCGTGTCGGGATCGATTTCACGACGATGCTTCGGAAGATGGTCAAGAAATCGAAGCCTGACATCGTGTACATCGATCCGTTGCTTTCGTACATCGGGGGCAATCCGGCGGACATCGAGGTCTGCTCGCAATTCACGCGGCAACAGCTTCAGCCGCTGATGATCGAGACGGGTGTGATCATCGTGCTGGTGCATCACTTCCCGAAGCCCAAGGGGAAGGATGAGAAGCCTGAGAGCGTGGCGGAGATGGCCTACTCAGGATTCGGATCGAGCGACCTGACGAACTGGGCGCGAGAGGTGATGGTGCTTCGCGAAGTGGGCTACAATGCGCCACGGAAGTTCATGCTTGGGTTGGCCAAGAGGTCGATGCGGAGCGGATTACAGGATCGCGAAGGAAAGAGGACAGGCGGGATTATGATCCAGCATTCGACGAAGAACATCTGCTGGGAATACGCTCCACCGGAGGTCTTCACGGTGGATAAGGAGCAGAAGCGGAACAAGGCGAATGGCTACCGCAAGAAATTCTACTGATCAGGCGTTAGCCTTTTCGCGCATGGCGCGGCGACGGCCTTTGGCAGCGAGAGACTGGAACTTGGCCTTGCCGAGCTTCTTACGGCCAATGTAAGCCGCCAAAGCACCGGGATCTTTCACACCCTTCTTCTCAAGCTCGCCAACGAGCTTCTCGTAACGTCCGCCACCACCAAGTTTCATCTTGTCCATAAATTTACCAGAGGTTTTTGCAGGCCCAGTAACGAGCCGTGGTTTTATCTTTTGCTGTCTCGCAGTTGTGCCGCGAGCGAAAATTTGAGCGTCGAGCGTTGTTCTTGTGCTTGGTGAAATCGGAATACCGAACATCACCGAAATGCACAACAACCACGTTCCCTTTCGAATTCTTGACGAAGACACTTTTCTTCTTCGGATACGGAGTAACACCCTCGATTTTTCGAGGTGAATTGAGCGTCACCTTACGACCCTTGTAGGTGTTACCCTTTTTAGATAGGGAGGTTTTCATTAGTCGCGGCGACGCATCTGACGCTGTGTTTCACGAAGCACCTGTTCCGATTCCTTACGATCTTCCTCTCGCATCAAATACCTGTCGGTTTCAAGCGAAAGCAGCTTTGGCCACCTGCGATTGAAGTTGTCCATTTGGGTTTTTTCGAGTGCATCAATCGGAGTCGAAACAATGCGTAGATATTCTGGACTCCTCAACGCTTTGCCAGCCGATGCAATACCACTAGCCGACAGAATATTAACGAGAGCGGTTCTTCCGTAGAAATTGGCACCAGAAACGGCAGCGACAGCGGATGTGACAGCGGGGATAATCTTCCTGCTGAGCATCGAATCCAGTTTCGTAACCTGAGACAACTGATCGGCAATCTTGTTCAACTGATCGAAACCACCCTTTCCAAAAGCAGAATTGATCAGCGGATTGTATTTGTCGGCGATGAGGTTCCTCATCTTTTCGATGTCAACCTCACGCTTACCTGGAACCACCGACTCCTTGAGAATGTTTCCAACGATGAAGTTTTGAACATCGCCAAGAAGCTCGGGTCGGTTGTTCTTGATTACATCGAAAAATTGATCGGTGACATACCGCTGCTTCAACTCTCCGTGCGGAGAAGTAAGGAACCGAACAATGTCTTCTGGGCTGGCATCTCCATAAAGATTTCCGGTGTCGATTGACTTGCGGACAAGCTGTTGAAAGTCAGTCCCTTGTTTTGCCTGTTCCTGAACATACAGCTTCAAATCATCGGCAAACCTTCTGGCATCTGGGTTGGCCATGATTGCCTTAAGCTGATCGTCATCAAGATTGATGGGACGCTTGCTTTTGACCGCTTCCTTGATGGTCGATAGTGCGTCAACCATCTGACGAGTTCTGTCGTCCATCTCTTTGAACTCAGGGCCAAGGTCAGGACGCTTAAGATTAAGTCGTTCGATTTCTTTCTTGTTTGCAGCGAGCTTCGTTTCAACCTCGTTAAGCAAACCGCGAGCAGCCTTATCACCAGCATCGATCCTAGACTGAAGCTCAGCCATCTTGTCGTCCAACTGGACACGCTGAGATTCGAGAGTCGCTTTACGATCAATCAACGAACGGTATTTTTCCGCGACGTTTTGAATCTCAGTAAGCTGCGGGAAAAACTCGTTGGCAACTTCCTTTGAAAGTCCAGTTCCTTTCGCGGCTCTCGCCTCAGTAATGAGAGACAAAAACTGGTCTGGAGTTTGCCCAGTTTTCCTTAATTTGTTGTAAACAAAGTCGGAAAGAACAGGCTTGAAGACACCTTCCCATTCATTTCCAGCCAGACGCTTGATCAACTCAAGCGCGGTTCCTCCGCTAGGTCCGATCAGGTTGACAATGGATTCAGGTCCGCCGCCAGCTTCTCCGGTTTCCCTCAAGAACCGATTGATGTACGCGCCTTTGAACCTAGTAATTCCTTCGCGGTAGGATTGATTCTGAGCTTTAAGAGCGTCTCGAAGAGCAGGGTTTTGATCGAGTCCTTCCTGAATCTTTCGCTCGATATCTTCGAGTTCTTGAAACTTCTCAAACTTGGCCTGTTGAACAGGTTTCGTGAAATCAATCTGATCCAGAATCTCTGTGCGCTTTTTGCGAAGATCCTGAACTGTAAAGCTCTCTACAATTTCGTTTCCCTGTTCATCAACACGACCAGTT